CGAGAACCAAACCAAAATAGAATATTTTGAGTTGCCAATGAAAGATGCAGTCCGTGCTACCGTAGAGTATGCTCGTGCTGAAGTTATGTCCGATAATTATGAAAGTGTATTTTAATGTCCGATCCAAAAATAATCCATATCCCAATGCATGAAATCCTTGCATTAGTTGAACACACCATTACCCAATTGTCCGAAGATGATGCAATTGAATTTGTGATGGATTTACAAGAAAAAATCTCCGAGATGCTGCCAGTATGATGCGTAAAAAACGATCCGATAGAAACCATGTCCTGTACCGTGTAGAGTGTACCGATACAGGTGATTCCTATATTGGTGTAACCGTTGCACAAGGTCAAGCATTCCTCCGTTCAGTCAAAGTGCGGTGGCAGAAGCATGTTAGCCGTGCAAAGTGTGAAAACAAGAATTGGGCATTTTGTGAGTTTCTCCGTTCCAACACGGATGCTGATTTTCGCTACGAAGTGCTTGAAGTGGTGAGAGGCCGCAAACCTGCTCATCAGAGAGAACGGCAATTAATTGCCGAATATGAACCAACCTTGAATACCTTTTAATATGAATAATCCCGTTTTTGAATCAATGATTAAAATCATGAAAACCTATGCAGGTAAAAAAATCTTCCCATCTGAGCAAGTTGTAATGATGCGCCAACGGTGGGCAGACCACAAAGCTTTAAAAATACATGGTAAATTGGAGAAACAATGAATAAATTTGCAAAAATGATGGGCGACCGGACTGCTCGATTTGACCGCTTGAATACTGCTATGAAAGAATTCGAGCAAGTGACAAAAAAAGAAAATGGTGAATACAATTATTCTTACCTAGCGGGTTTCTATATGCAACAATTGATTATGCTGGCTGCCGATAATCGGGAATCCACCGAAGACTTGGTTAAGACACTAGAATCGATTGTTGCTAAAAAACAACAGTCGCCAATTAGTGCTTGACATTATTGCCTTCCTGTGATACAATGGTACCATAGAAATTGATAAAGGAACTATATGAAAACCGCTCTTGAATTAACTACTGAATTATGTTCGATTTTAAAGTCCAACTATTACCTCAAAGGTTCTAGTTTAGATTATGATTTTGTTATTGAACCTGGAAACAAGTATTTAAAAATTGTGATGGTTAGTAATCAAAGATCCGTCCATGCTTTTGTTGATAAAAAGAATGGCGACCTGTATAAGGCGAAATCTTGGAAATCACCTGCCAAAGGTGTCCGTTTTAATCTTTTCTCTGATATTGAAAAATTAAGAGAAATGGGAAAATCATACGGCGCTATGTGGGCGGGTGGTTATTTGTATCGTTAATTGAAAAGGAAATTATATCATGGCTTATATGAATCAGGAAAAGAAAGCAAAAATCGCTACTGCTATTAAACCAGTATTTAAAAAATATGGTTTGAAGGCAACTTTGAGTGTGCATAATCATTCCAGTATTTGTGTGAATATCAAATCCGGACCAATTGACTTTGGCGGTGATAATATTCAAGTGAATCCATATTGGTTAGATGACCACTATTCAGGTACTGCTTTGAAAGCATTAAAAGAAATTAAAGATGCTTTGCTTGTTGCGGATTATTTTGATGAGTCGGATGCTCAGACAGATTATTTCCACACGGCATACTATTACCATATCAATGTTGGAAAGTGGAACAAACCATATGTTATTAGTCAATAAGATTAAATGGGTTGCAACAGGCATTACCCTTGGTGGTGCTCTCGCAACCACATTAGCGCTGGATCCCTTGAATATCTGGTTGTTGAATCTTGGCGCCCTATTGTTTTTGATATGGGCTTATATGATTAAAGATAAAGCAATGATGACCGTGAATTTCGGTCTCCTTGCAATTTATGTTTTTGGTATTTTCTTTAGGATGTAAAATGAGTGAAGATAGGCAAATGATTATGCAAATGGTATTAGAAGGCAAGTTGCCTGCTAATTCTGTTACAATGGAAGAGTTGGATGAGGTGCAGGAAGTTCTGTTTGAATTAATCTGTGAACGGCAAACACCGTTTGAAACCTTTGAAGTGATGCAATAAGGGCTTGACAGGTGAAGCAAAAATCTATACAATGGCGGGTGTCCGGGCTGTGTGATATAGCTAAGCCTAGAAACCTTGTAGCCAAAGACTTACGAACACCCAAGTATCGTATGAGAGTAGCTACCTCAAAGAAGGTTTACAATCGTAAGGTATTTAAAAAGGGAGAGTATGTCTAATGAAGAAACATTCGATGGCTTTTGGTTCTTGCCATGTGACGAAGAGGGATTAAACCTTTCATTCTTTACCTTTAAAGACGAATATGGTGGTGGTACTCCAATTGGTGGAAATCAACTTGGTGATAATTACCATTTAGCCTTCTTTAAAGAGAATGAAGAAGGCCTGCCAGAATTTGATGATGCCTTTGAAGCGATTCTTGGTGATCCCGAAAGTTATATTAAAAATTTAGTTGGTGCAGGACTCTATGGTTGTGTTGTACGAAAAACAACAAAAACAGGTAAATGGTTTGATGATTACCTCAAATCGGTCGTGGGTTCTGTTATAGTAGACAATGTGAAATCAATTACTAATCTGAAGTAAAGGAAGAAAGATGCCAAATTGGTGTAGTAATTCAATTGAAATTAAAGGCGACAAGGAATCTATTGAAGAATTCAAAAAGTTCCTTGATGAAGGCAATGGTAAAGACTGGTTTAGTTTTTTCCATCCGACACCACCTGAGTTAAAAGATGAAGGTTGGTATGAATGGAATGTCCAAAATTGGGGTTGCAAATGGAACTGTGACGCACAAGATTGGAAACTAAATGAAGATGGTACTTCCATATCATTCTGGTTCGATTCTCCATGGTCTCCGCCAACTACTTTGTATGAATATATCAGCGACAGCTATGATATCGATGCACACTACCTTGAAGAAGGCATGGGTTTTATTGGTAGATTCTGTGAAGGTTATGATGACTATTACGAATACACCGATTTGGAATCGTTAGATGATGTTCCAGAAGAACTTTTAGAACAATGGGATTTGAGAGAAAGACTGGAAGAACAACAAGAATGGGATGATGAAGATGAATAAGATAATTTTATGGTTGGTTATACTGATTGCTGTTGCAGCTCTTGGACCTTTACTTGTAATTTGGTCGTTGAATACGCTTTTTGCGTTTACAATTCCGTTTACACTAGAGACTTGGGCGGCAGTAATCATTTTGGGTATGTTTTTAAAAGGTGATGGTGTTAAATTTAATAATGGAGAATGAAATGACTGAAAAAAAATTGACTTTTAGTACGAAAAAAGAAAAAGATTGGCTTCGGACTCTGTTACATGAGCATGAAGTCGGTATTACCTTCATCAAAAAAGATGGAAGTGAACGATTAATGTGGTGTACTCTCTCGGAATCAAAAATTCCAAGTGAATTTGCGCCAAAAGGATCAGAAAAAGCAAAATCCGATGAAGTTTTACCGGTTTTTGATGTTGAAAATGATGGATGGAGAAGTTTCCGTTGGGACTCCATCACAAATATTGAATTTTCGTTAGTTGGAGAAGAAAAATGAGTAAAGAAAAAATTGAAAAAGTGAAAAAAACAAAAGTGACTGCAATGAAAGCAGAAAAAAAGTCAAAATTGAAGCGATTTTCTGTGGAATCAGTAAGTACCTTCTATGAAGTGCATATTGTACATGCGGAAAATGAAGAACAAGCGAAACATATCGCCTCACAGGCAGATTATAACGCATCAAAATGGTTGGGACAACAAATTTCCAATGTCCGTGTGTGTGATGATGCTGATTTGATTCGTTTCAAAGAATTGGATGACTATTTCTTTGCAGGATCCGCATCGGTCAACAAAAATGGTGAATTATACTATATGAAAGAAGATGGTACAGTAAACGGCAACATGCCAATTACAAAAATATTCTAAAAACTGTATGGGTGTGTAGCTGAATGGTCAGGCAACGGATTGCAAATCCGTATCATGCAGGTTCGAGTCCTGTCACCCATTCCATTGTTGTTAGTGTACAACAGTTACCGAAAATAGTGATTGACTTTTTTTGTGGTTGTGTTATACTTACATCTGTTCTTTAAAAATAAATAACAAATAAATGCTCGGTTCGTCTATCGGTTAGGACACTGCCCTTTCACGGCAGTAAGGAGGGGTTCGATTCCCCCACCGAGTACCATTTGTTTAGTGTTATCAAGGTATCGTGTATGGACGCATACACTACTCGACAGTTATGGTGCGACTGAAACTGTCTGATATAACTGCCACTCGCTCGCCAGTACTAGCTATATTTTTGGCAAATAGGCACGATAACACTAAACAAATGGTTCATATAGAAGTATTTTCGATATAAGTCAAAGCTGAAGAAGAAACCTAATTGGTGCACCGATGAAAGTTTCAGAGTTTAATCTCCTTGAATGCCTGCAATCGAAAGTGCTTCTATATGAAGAATGTTCTACATCATAATTATCGCAGAGTATGGAAGTGGTCTATCCGTCTGGTCTCATAAGCCATGAAATCGTTGGTTCGAATCCAACCTCTGCAACCAATTCGGTTCCATAGTATAATGGTTAGTATAGCGGCTTGTCACGCCGTTGATAGGAGTTCAATTCTCCTTGGAACCGCCAAATGTTGTGTCTAAGATAAACTCTTTATTATCTAAAAGTTCTTCTTGGACATATTTTTTTTCTATTTCGAAATAAGTTTTTGTAAAATTTCTATTGATTGTCCAATATTTTTCTTGTGCTGAACAAGTGGACAAATTGTGTAATAGTGTATAACTGATAATAGAATTTTTAGGCATATTTACTATATATTTTAGCTGATTGGAATATAAACAACAATTGAAAGTATAACATGATTGATACAATAAAAACAATAACAGACCAACTGTATACTCTCTTAACAGATGATCCAGTTCGACCAACAATACCACATTTAGATAGAGTTGGTGAGAACAAAGATATTTTTGTTTTGCGAGATAGTAATAATGAAATTAAAGCGATAACTTGCGTTAGTTATCAGAAAACAATTCCGACTAAAGAATCAGAGTTGTTTGAGAAGTGTAGTGATCCAAATGTCGCAGTCTTCTATACAATCTGGAGTTATGCTCCAGGTGCAGGAAGACAATTAATATTTGATGCAGTAGAATATATCAAACAGTCAAATAAAAACATTGACAGGTTTGTAACTCTATCACCAAAAACTGATATGGCAAAAAGATTTCATACCAAGAATGGTGCAATTGTTTTCAGAGATAATCCGGAAACAGTTAATTATGAATACAAAAAAGTTTTGCTTTAGGAGGCAATATGAGTGATGGTGGTAAAGGCGATAAGCCAAGACCTATAGTAGATAGAACACAATACGAAGAAAACTTTGAAAGAATTTTTGGTAAAAGTAAATCAGAAGCGAAAAGACTTGCAACAATGCAAGGAAGTGGTCCTGAAAACTACCAAGATTTTCTTTCTACAGAAGATTGTGTGTTATCTGCATTTGAAGATAAAAAATAATCGAGGATAATATGCCTAGTGTATTTCTAGTTAGTGATACGCATTTCGGTCATACTGGTGTATGCCGTTTTATGCGCTACGATGGTGTGACAAAACTCCGTCCGTGGGATAATGCCGATGAGATGGATGAAGAAATGATTAAGAGGTGGAACGAAACAGTTCGACCTAATGATAAAGTGTATCATCTTGGTGATGTGGTGATTAATCGCAAAGCATTAAAAACATTGGGAAGATTGAATGGTGATAAAGTATTGATTCGTGGTAACCATGATATCTTCCGTGATGATGAATATAGACAATACTTTCGTGAGCTCAGAGCATATCATGTAATGAACGGAATGATTCTATCACATATACCAATTCATACAGAAAGTCTTGGTAGATTTGGTACAAACATTCATGGACATCTACATGCAAATCGTGTGATGTTGTCCGGTTTCAATGGTAAAATTACTAATATTGTAGATGCTCGTTACCATTGTGTTTGCGTTGAACAAACAGACTACAGACCAATTCTATTTGAAGATGTTATTAAACGAATCAAAGAAGAAGGTGGTGAAGTAGGATTTCAGAACGGTAACGGACCTACAATGTGAGTGTGGTGGAATTGGTATACACAAGAGACTTAAAATCTCTCGCTTCGGCTTAAGGGTTCAAGTCCCTTCTCTCACACCAATTCTGGCGATAGTTCAACGGATAGAACAGTAGCCTTCTAAGCTATTAATCCAGGTTCGATTCCTGGTCGCCGGACCATTATCACTTCAAACCTGATTCTATTACCATTAACACCAAACATATAATAATAACAATTATGAATATTGTTGGTTGTAGTTTCATTTGTATAACTTAAAAAAATAGGTTATTAAAGCCGCAACAGTTGCACACCACCAAAATAATTGATTAATTTTTTCTCTATCATTAGTTATCAATTTATTTTCATCATTGCGTTCTTTTTCTAATTTAGTTTTCAAAGATTCAATTTCAACCCAAGCATTTTTACCATATTTTGCTATCGCTTTCGATTTTAAAAGTTGCAACTCTCTTTGATGTGCTTTTTCTTTTTCATATTGTTCAAATGCTTTAAACTCAGCAGCCGCTTTAATTGCATTTTCTCTTAGTTTTGTTTCTACTCTTATACGGTGTTGTTCGTTTACAGCTGCTTCCATATCTGCTTGTTGGTCACCAACAATTTTGCTCAAATCTTTACTTACAGATTGAGCATTCTTTAATGTACTAACTGCACCTTTTGCACCGGTTGAAATTGGATCCATTTCTCTCTCTATCTACCAACATATCTTTGTGGTTGTGATTCTTTCTTTCGTTGTAATTCACTTTTCGGTATCCAACCGTCTCCATATTGTGGATACTTTTTAATTCTATCTTCTACTACAAAAACCATCATTAATCCTACAGTAATACAAACAATAATTACAGCAACACCCCATGTTGCTTCTGCCCATATCATATCTAATTTTTTTCTTCTTTTTACTGCTTTGGCATAATCTATTTTCATTTTTTTGGCAATAAGAACTTTTTGTTGTTTGCCCATTACTTCCATCATCTCTTCCACTTCACTATGCAAAGCGCCTAATTCCGGAGGACTTTGATAAACCATTATCTCTCTCAATTCAACACCCATTTGTTCTAATTGTTTCTTCATTAGAACTCGTTGTAATGCTCTTTTACCTAAACTAGCATCACCAGTATAAACTTGAGTTTTGCTACGCCTCTCTTCTTCTTCAAATATTGCTATGCACTTGTGTAAATTATCATAGTATGCGCCTAAATGTTCACCAATCTCTGTGTAAATTCCTGTTGCTTCGCCAGAGTTTGCTTTTTTGTTTAATTCAATTACACGATTTTTTTCTTCTATATAAGCATTTTTTTGTGCTGTAGTAGGAGGTTTCTCAGGAGGATGTAATTTGTGAAACTGGTCATCAAGGTCTTTTAGAACCTCTTTTACTTCACCGGCTGCACCCTTAATGTCTTTGTATAGTTTACATCCAGCCTTTACAGCTGATACTGCGCCATTAGCAAGAGCAAAGAGGGTTAACGGATCCATTACTTAACTTATCTTTTATAACGGTATTCGACACAGATTAATTTTCTGGAGTTAATATCACCAATCCAAGCCGTTCTAACACATTCGGCTATTCCATGATTGAGTTTAACCTCTTTTTCTTTAGATGGTAATTCTTTCGCTACATTTGTCTTATCTCCACCATACATAGGTGAAGTTACAACAAGCGTGGGAAAACATAGTATTAATAATAATACTATGATTGTTTTTATTTCTTTTGTTGAGTAGTGCCACAAAATGGTACATTGTCCTTTTTGGTTAAATTCGGTTTACTATCAAAAAACCATAAACTAACCATAACAATGAAAAACACTTTGGGTAATTCCTTGAACATTTTATTCCTTTGAATATTTGTCATTAAACTGACATCCATAGGATTGCAATTATCATGCAAGGAACTATGCCTATTTATGGTATCTCAATAAAACAGGCAACTATCGCAATGATGGTTGTTTCTTTACAACAGTTGCCTTTTTTGACGCTTGACAGGTAACATACATTATGATATACTGAGTATCTAAATTAAATATATGAAGGTTTTACAATGGCAAGATTGCTAGATGCTAATACACTATTTTCGGGTGGTGAACCAAAAATTGTTGGTGATTTAACTCGTTTGCAGTTAATGAAAGCCTTGAATTGGTATTCCCAAAACAAGGATGCCAAAGATGCTTTAAAATGGGCAAGTGAATATCTCAACAAAAAACTCAAATTAAAAATTCCCGAAGCAAACATTAAAAATCAAGCAAGTTCATTTGGTTGGATTTGTCGTATTGTAAACAATGGCGGTATTCTGCCTGAAGAGAATACAAATTGGTTGGAAGATGAGATTGAAAAGTTGAAACTAGTAAAAGAACCAGTTGTTGATGATTCTTCAACAAAACCAGTTTCGATAATTCCATCAATTCAGGAACGAATCAAAGATTCCGCTTCTCGCATTATTGGTGAGTTGGATGGATTTGTAGATGACTTTGTTTTGAATGGATGTAAAGAGACCAGTAAAACTCCTAAGGGTATGATGGTCGAACTGAAAGCAAAATCTGTTCACACTAAGGCAATTGTTGAACACTATAAAAAAGTCCGTGAAGAGATTGCGGAGGCACTTGTTGGTGATGATGAGCAATTAGTAGAAGGTTATTCCAATTTCAAAAAAGTTGAATTGAAACGATTCGAAGCATTTCTTTCTAAATTGATTGATGATGCTGTGATGTTAGAAGATGAATCTAAAAAGAATCGTAAACCAAGAAAGAGAAAAGTTAAATCACCAGAAGAATTAGTTAGTAAACTTAACTATTGCGTTGAAGATGAATTGACTAAATTTAAATCAGTAGATCCAAAAGCAATTATCGGTTGTTCTGCTCTTTGGGTATATAATGCAAAGACTAGAAAACTTGGTTGTTATTTTGCTGATGATGCAGGCGGATTGACAATTAAAGGTTCAACAGTTTTAAATTACACCGAGAGTAAGTCGGTACAAAAGAAGTTGAGGAAACCAGAACAACTTGTTCCAGAAGTCATTAGTGGTGGAAAAGTGTTTCTCAAAAATGTTATAGATAGTATTCGTGCAGTACAATCTCCTCTATCAGGGAGAATCAATGCAGATACAGTATTAGTTAGGATTATAAAATGAAAATTGCAATTTGCTCAGACCTTCACCTAGAATTTGGTGATATTAATTTGCAGAATACAGATAATGCCGATGTGTTAATACTCGGTGGTGATATCTGTGTGGCTGCAGATATTGGTCGACCAGATGATAATAATGTATTTGAAGGTGCGAGAAGTCATCGTGTTACCGATTTCTTCAAGCGCTGTTCATTCCAATTTCCACATGTGATTTGTATTATGGGTAACCATGAACACTATAATGGTGATTTTGCCACAAGTGGAAACAAAATCAAATCAATGTTAGAATCTAATATGTTGAGTAATGTTTATCTACTCGACAAAGAAGTTAAAACAATTGATGATGTTACCTTTGTTGGTGGTACATTGTGGACTGATATGAATGAACACAATGAAATGACCATGAACCATGTTAGTCAAAGAATGAATGACTTTCGTTGTGTGAGAAATAGTCTCCGTATGATTTCTAGGAAAGTTCCAATTTATGAACCGAATCCTGATTGGACAGAAGATGGTAAGAACGGCAATAAGTATGCAACTAAAGAGGGTGGTGGTTATATTGAGATTGGTCATAAGAGAAAAGAAGAGGCTTCTCATTTCTCACCAGAAGATGCATATGATGACCACAAGAAAATGGTTGGATATATTCAGTCTGTGATTGAAGGTAAGTTTGACCAAAAGTTTGTTGTTGTTGGGCATCATGCACCAAGCAAGTTGTCTACTCATCCTCGATATAAACACGACACCTTAATGAATGGCGCTTACAGTTCATCATTAGACGATTTCATTGTTGACCATCCACAAGTTAAATTGTGGACTCATGGACACACCCATGAAGACTTTGATTACATGGTTGGTTCTACTCGTATTGTTTGTAATCCAAGAGGTTATATCAACTATGAGGATAGAGCCGATAACTTTCAATTAAAAACTGTGGAGATTTAAATGGATTACGATTATGCTCGGTATGATGAAATTTTAACAAAGATGCTTGAAGGCAGTCATCGGGATCCTGATGATTTAGAAATTGGTAGAGATATCTCTGACTTGCCTGAAGTGAAAATTATCTTTGATGGTTATGGTGACCTTGAAGAAGAGATTGATGGTGAATACAAGTATACAGAAGGTGGAAACACCAACATGGAATCTTATGCCATCTTTATTCACAAGGATTCATTAGTTGAAGATTTTATCTTTCCAGAGCATGATAGTTATTCATTTACCTTTGGTTCAATGATTCAACATCGACCTGCAGAAGAGGTTTGTATCTATGCATGGTATGATGTTGAAAATAACTTGTGGGATATTTTACCACTTGAAGACCGATTAGACAAAGATAATGCCATGGATGAAAATGATGTTATGACAATACTTGAAGGTTTGGATGAATTGTATTATAAACCATGGGAAGGCACCTTTGAAAATGACCCAATTACTGGTTTACCGAAATGGCCTTTCCCAACCAAAGACTAAACCATCTTTGCCACATAACTACATAAAACTGTAGTACAATGACCTTATTATGATAATATTCGACTTTAATCAAGTAGCAATCTCAAACTTAATGGAACAGATTGGTTCATCTAAAACTGCGGTAGATGAGACACTAGTTCGCCATATGATTTTGAATACCATTCGCACCTATGTGAAGAAGTATAAAGAGTCCCATGGACCTGAGGTTGTTATCGCCTGTGATAGCAAAAACTATTGGCGCCGTGGTATCTTCCCTCAATACAAAGCTGGAAGAAAGAAGGCGAGAGAATCTTCTGGTCACGACTGGAATACCATCTTTGATTGTCTCAATAAAATCCGTGATGAGTTGAAAGTATACTCACCATATAAAGTGATTGAAATCGAAACATGTGAAGCGGATGATATCATTGCTGTTTTGGCAATGAAGTTTGCTTCTACACAAAAAGTGATGATTCTTTCCTCCGATTAAGACTTTGCTCAACTACAAAGATTCCCTAATGTTGAACAATACTCACCAATTCTAAAGAAAGTAATTAAAGAGCCATTGCCTCTTGCACAATTGAAACAACTTATTATTCGTGGAGATAAGAGTGATGGCGTTCCTAATATTCTTAGTGCTGATGATTGTTTTGTTACTGGTACTCGGCAGAAACCGATAACAGAAGCAAAGATTATAGTTTGGATGAATCAAGAACCTTCAGAGTTTTGTAATGATTTGATGTTGCGTAATTTCTCACGGAATGAAACACTAATCGACCTTACGAAAATACCTGAGAACCTGAAAGAGTCTATACTACATACATATGAGAACGCAAAAGGTAAAACTAAGCAAGAGTTTATGAATTATATGATTGCGAACCGTCTCAAAAACCTATTTAATGTGATTGATGAATTCTAATGAGTGCAGAAAAACTATATTCCGAAATTCTTGAGGATTTCGAAGCAGCGCCAGACAAACCGGCAAAATTGAAAGTTTTAAGAGAACACGACCATAAAATGTTCCGTGAATTCTTAGAGGCAGCTTTCAATCCCGATATTGTATTTGATGTTGAAGTGCCGAACTATAAACCAGATAATTCTCCCGCTGGTTTAAATATGACTTACTTGGATATGGAAATGAACAAACTTTATCGGTTTGTTAAGAATCATCCAAGACGAACTAATGTCGAACCTAAAAAGTTATCAAGATTGTTAGAGATTATTTTGGTATCTTTACATGAAGATGAAGCTGCATTGTTGGTTAAGTGTATCAAAAAAGACATAAAAGTTCCTTTTCTAACACCAAAAATGATTAGAGAAGCTTATAATGACAAGAACATGTTAGGAAAAGCAAAATGAAAGTTGCTGTTGTTACACCAACGATTGCATCTGAATATCTAGCGAAGTGTATTGATTCGGTAGATAAACAAACATACGAAAATCTCATTCACTACATATTCATTGATGGTTGTCAGTATGAACCAAAGGCAAGAGAGATTCTTGTCGGCTCATCTAAGACCAGAATGATTGAATTGGAAGAGAATGTTGGCAAAGGATGGTATGGGCATCGTGTTTATGCCGCCTCATCATTCTTAGTCAATGCGGATGTTATTTGTTACCTAGATGAAGATAACTGGTTTGAACCGGATCATATCGAAAAGATGGTTCGTAAACTAGAAGAAGGTTATGATTGGGTTTACTCTTTAAGGAATATACATGATAAAGAAGGAAAGTTTCTTTGTGAAGATAATTGCGAATCGCTTGGTAAATGGCCTGTATATTTTAATTCTGAAGTACACCACATTGATACTTCATGTTTTGCCGTACGGCGTGATGTTGCTGTTCGGGTTGGTCATGCTTGGTACGGCCAATGGGGCGCAGATAGACAATTCTTTAATGCGCTGAAAACTGATTTTACAAATTATGGTTGTACGAATACAAATAGTGTCGCATATCGATTAGATGGAAATCCTAATTCCGTGACAGAAGAATTCTTCACAAAAGGTAATGAAGTCAACAAAGAAAAATACTTCGGTCAATTTCCTTGGAAGAATGGTGAAAAACTATTAACCATTCCCAAAGGAGAAAAAATTGAAGTCGGACCAGGAATAAAAATTATACTATGAAAACAGCATTGATAACAGGTGGCGCAGGTTACTTAGGCAGTCATCTAGCAAAAACATTAAAGAAGGCTGGTTGGAAAGTTGTTGGTCTTGGTCATAAGAGACACACACTTAATCCTTACTTTGATATGATGCATTATGCAGATATCAGAGACCAAGATGCTTTACATGATTTGTTTAGTAGAATTAAATTTGATGTAGTTGTTCATTTGGCTGCACGAATCGAAGCAGGCATTTCATTCGAAGAACCAACTGAGTTCTATTCAGTCAATACTGGCGGAACTTGTAATTTGATTAATGTAATGTCTCATCATGGTGTAAAGAATCTCGTATTCTCATCTACCGCTGCAGTATACAAAGCAAAGAATTCGCCAATATTAGAAAGTGATGAAAAATTCAATAACTCACCATATGGTAATTCTAAACTGTGTGCAGAACAGGCAATTGAAGCCTCTGGTTTGAATTATGTTATCTTCCGATATTTCAATCTGACTGGTGCCGATCCTGATGGTGAATTTGGTGAATCACATGAACCAGAGACACACTTGATTCCTCGGATGATTCAGAATCTAAATAACTTTCAGTTGAATGGAAACGATTACAATACACCTGATGGTACTTGTATCCGAGATTATGTACATGTATCAGATGTAGCAGAAGCACATATTAACGCAGCTAATTATTTACTTGAAGGTAACAAATCAATTATAATGAATCTTGGTACGAACCGAGGCCATTCTATCCTTGAGATGATTACCGCATTAGAACAAATTACCAATCAAAAAGTTACCTATACAGTCAACCCTCGCCGTAGTGGTGATGCAGATAGTTTAGTTGCCGATACCACTATTGCCAAAGAAGTGTTGAAATATAGTCCTAAGTATGATATAATTGATATTCTTAAAACAGCATATGAGTGGCATAATGGCAACAAAGACTAACAAAAAAGAACTAGACGAATTGATGATTGCATCCGAGATGGTTAATCTCGGATTACTTTCTGCATCTTTCCATTATTTAGGTAATGATATCGATGAAGATAGTGTGTCGGAAGCTATCCGTTGGATAATATACGAAAATCTCAAACCAGAACCAGCGAAAACACTTACACTAATGATTAATTCAGTTGGTGGTGATTTGTCTCAGGCATTTGCTTTAATTGATATAATGAAGAACTCTAGGCATCCGATAAGAACAATCGGTGTCGGTTCTGTGATATCAGCAGCGTTTCTGATTTTTGCATGTGGTACAAGAGGTGAAAGATTCATTGCTAGAAATACTAGTATCATGTGTCACCAATATTCTTGTGCAGCTGAAGGAAAACACCATGACCTTAAAGCATATGGTAAGGAAATGGAATCAACGAATAAAAGAATGGCAAACATTCTTAAAGAAGCAACAGATTTAGATTTGAAGACGATAAGAGCAAAGTTGTTACCACCAACAGATGTGTGGATGACTCCAGATGACCTTATTGTATTTGGTATTGCAGACAGTTATTTGAACTACACATAAGAAAGGTTGTACGGTTTTCTAAAATGTTAACGAATAATCATCGACAGAAAATAAAAAATAAGTCGAAAAAAAGATACGAAGAAGAATCTATTAAAGAGAAACAACATCATCAAAAGCGTGATAGGAATATTTGGAAACTATTACGCCAACAGGAGAAAGATTATGTCATATAGAGATATCTTAAAAAAACAAATTGCTGAGTTAGAACAAAAAATTCAATCCGCACAAGGTGAAAAAACTGAATTGGAAGCACAACTCAACAAATTAAAAGTAGCAGAATTCGAAGAGGATATGGCTACTGAATCCACGCAGACTTTGCTCAAGGGTTAGTGACCACTAACTTAGTTGTTGCCTAAAAACAACAGAGGGGCTTGACTTCCATACCATATTGTGTTACTATATGGGTATGAGTGAAATTCTTAAAGAAACGACAGTATGGGATTGTGATTTCCAGGCAAACCATACTTACTTGCTTGACAATAAAGGCAAGATTATCGCCCATGCCGTTCACGGTGGGGATAAGATAATGATATCAAAATCTGGAAACATCAAATTGGACAAACGGTACAGAACCTTTGTTCGGTCAAACCATTCAGGTTTGGCAAAACTAATAAAGTCGGAAAAACCAGCATTTGGCGTCCGTGTCTTTTTAGTAAAATCCAAAGAAAAACAATACACCGTGGAATTGTCAAATTCCGCATATTCTTGCACCTGCACAGGTTACAATTTCCGTGGGAAATGTAAACATATTACTGCTGTTGCGGAAAAACAACAGTCGCCAATTAGTGCTTGACAACCTTGCCGTTTTTTGATATACTGGTACCATAGAAATTGATAAGGGAACTAAATGACTGAATTTGAGAAAAACTGCTACGGTATGTCTGCTGAAGATATTAAAAACCAATTTTTTGATTCGATTACATTCAAATTATCTGGTCCGACAATGGTTGTCGCTGGTTTAATGTCCGATGCTCAAGAAGTTATGGCAATGGGTGATGTTGAATCCGCTCGTAAATTTTTGAATATCGCTAAATTTATTTTGTTTGAAACTACTGAAAAGGCTGAGGTTTGATTATGTTTGATATTAACGATTTTGTTTCCGATTCTATGTGGATTCTTAAAAAACATTTTCAGAATGATGACACTTTGCAAAAATTAGAAGCGTCAATTCGTGACCGCCATGTCCGTGATGGTTACTTTTCCATGGATGGTTTGTATGATGATTTTTCCGATATCTTGCAAAGTAAAGAGCAAGGTCGCCGTTTTTATAATATGATTGTGGGTTCTTAATGAATAATATAAATGATTTTGTTGTGCTTACGGTTGCTCATAATATCACAAAAATGAGCAATGAAGAATTACAGAAGTTAGCTTCTTTGCTTTCTGGATCCGTGGGTGAAAGTCTTTGCGATTATCTTTCCTTTGCTATTCAGGATGCACAAATGTATATAAACAAAAATGTAGAAATGGAAACAATATGATTAGGGCAATTTTAGGTTTTTTCTTGGTGTTCGGTGCAGTCGGTGGTATGGAAAACATGCCAGAGGCAACAATGCTTGAGTTTACCGCACAGATGTTTTGTGCTGTGTTAGGATTGGCGCTAATGTACTTCGGTACAAAAAAGTACACCCAATAAATGCTAATCTATACTTACCAAAAGTCTAAAAAGAAAAAAAAGACAAAAAAAGAAATTGCTCAATATGAGCAATGGCTTGAAAGTATCAATTCACAAAAAACCAATTTTTCAAAAAAGACTATGGGTAAAATATCTTTCGATCCAACAGCGATACCAAAATTAACAATTCCGCCAGGTCGTGATGTTAAACATTATCCGAGTATGGTAACACCTGGTGGTACTGCTACAAAACCTGTTAGAGGTAATGTGTATACTGGTACTGCTATGAAAGGCATTGGTACTTTGCACAAGTCCAATGCTGTGCCGATTTTCTCTAATGAAGAGGCAATCGACCAAGCAAATATGCGTAGGTGAGAGTGTTGTTTTTAAGCAACAAGTGCCAAATAGTGCTTGACACCATTGCCATATTGTGATACAATGGCTACATGATGATGAAAAAGGCGATTGAATTATGAATTTATTGACAGTTGGAAACCCTAAAGTGCTCAAGGGAATGAAACAAGGTTATATGACCTACATTCTACACCTTGCACCCGCTTCATTGTCGGGTTATAATACTTGCCCCAAGGCGACCGCAGGTTGCAAATTTGCTTGTTTGAATACGGCAGGTCGTGGCGGTATGTTTAAAAAGGGTGAATCAACCAATGTTATTCAAAATGCCCGTATTCGTAAAACAAAAATGTTTTTTGAATATCGTGCTGAATTCATGGCAAATCTAGTTAAAGATATTGAATTGGCAATTAAACAATCAATTAAAAAAGATTTGATTCCAGTTTTTCGCTTGAATGGCACCTCCGACTTATCGTGGGAGAAATACGAAGTGATTCGTAACGGTGTTGTTTACAAAAATATTTTTGATGCATTTTCTCAGTTCCAATTTTATGACTATACTAAAATTCTTGGTCGTAAAGTCGGTTTGAATGATAATTATGATTTGACATTTTCTGCCGCTGACGGAAATGATGCTGATGTACAAAAAGCAATTGTACAAGGTTACAATATTGCTACAGTTTTCGGTGTTAAGAAAACCGAACCATTACCTAAAACCTACTTTTCTCGTAAAGTGATTAATGGTGATGATTCTGATTTGCGATTCCTTGACCGCCGTGGTGTTGTTGTCGGTTTGTATGCCAAAGGTAAAGCGAAAAAAGATACCTCTGGTTTTGTGAAATATCCTACTGTTATGTTGAAGGCTGCTTAATATGATTCGTGCAAAAGAAATTGCTGAAAATGTTGTTATTGATTTGACTGGACCTGAAGGTAATGCCTTTTGTCTAATGGGTTATGCAAAGAAATTTGCTCGCCAACTTGACCTTGATGCTAATCAAATCATTGAAGAAATGAAAAGTGGTGACTATGAAAACCTTGTTACAACCTTTGACAAGTATTTTGGTGACTATGTTATTTTAGAAAGATAATATGAAATTTAAAATTATGGAATTTATATCGAAGTATCCGTTTTTGTACAATCCAATGACTGTGCAAGTGTTTCAACTTTTTGTTGTTATCGTTTTTCTTATTGTGATGTTTGGATAATGGAAAGAGCATTTAAAGTTTATTGTGAATGGTGCCAAGATTGGCATAATACCGAAGATGTTCAATTTTTGAACATTGAAGAAGATATTGAAGGCCGAGATGTTATGCATTTTGAATGTGGAAAACCACCATCATGGAATGAAGACATTTCACGATATGATGGTACATCGTCATTAGTTTATAAGGATTAAAAATGGGAACTAGAAGTTTAACCTATGTGTATGTTGAAGATACACCAGTTATTTGTATGTACCGTCAGTTTGATGGTTATCCAAGTGGTCATGGTGTTGAGTTGGCAGAATTCTTAACTCAAATAGAAACGGGTGAAGGAATCTCCGGCAAACCAGAGTTGTTTAGTTATGCAAATGGTATGGGTTGCTTGGCTGCTCAGATGATTGTGAATTTCAAAAAATCACCTGGCGGAATGTATATCTATCCAATTGAACCAGGCCAAGCTTGCTGGCAAGAGTATGAATACCATGTTTATGATGGTATTGTGATTGTGAAGAATCCTACAGAAGTGATTTTTGAAGGTTCTTATGATGAATTTATGTCATTTTGCTACGACAAGGTGACTGAATGAGGCAAACATCGGCGATGCCTCTTGACAAGTTCGCCAATATGTGTTATAATTGAAGTTCTTAAATTGATAATGGAGAAACAAATGGCAAAGTCCAAAGTAGTTGCGAAAGCAGTAAAGACACCTAAGACCTCTAAGGTGAAAACAGTACGATTGAATCACACACAAAAACTTGTGACCGTGATGATTTCGGGTAAGATTGTAACCAGAGATGAGATTGAAGCTCTCTTAGGCGACCAAATTCAAATGTATAAATTGTCCACTTACATGTGGGCGATTAAAACAAAGATGAACGGCACAATCAAAGTTGTGAAAGATGGTCGCAAAGTTGCTGGTTATCAGTTGCTTAATCCTAATGACCTTATTGCAAACTCTAAAGTCAAAGAGTACATGAAACAAACTGGTGCCGTGACCAAGTTGAAAGATTTGGGTGCAACAGAAGTGAAGAAAGAAGTTTCGGAACCTGTTGTTGAAGAAATGACGGTAACAGAAGTTACCGCCTAAGTAATTTGCTAATGGGGGAGTTGCGAGACTCTATGCGAGCAGTAAGTCAGATGCCGGGTTTTCGGACCTTAAAAAGGATCGTGCAGTCAGTCTCATAGATGAGGAGTCCGCTCACTCTCAAACAACAGCGAATGTCGGGAGACATCCAGCGTGCCCCTTAGCATCTTTGAAAGAATAAATGAATAATAGAGACCGAGAAATTTTACTCATTGCACAAGAGGAATGTGCAGAAGTGATTCAGGTAATATCAAAGATTTTTAGATTTGGATTTGATGCACAACATCCAAATGAAGATAGGAATAATCTCCAACGACTTGAAGAAGAGTTAGGTGATTTAGCGTGTATGATTGGTTTACTTATCGATAAGAAAATTGTAAGTGAATCAAATTTAGAATCAGCTGCAGAAATGAAATTGAAAAAGTTAAGGACTTGGTCAACCATTTTTGTAGATGAACCGAACCCGTCAAGGTAACGCTTGGCTACTATGACCCGTAGGAAGTGAAGTGAGTTCGTTACTCAAGGGTGGTTCCAGTCATACCGAACTGGCGCTGGCAATGCGAGAATTCTCTCTGGTCGGGAAGTGGG